CACAGTTCAGGAACTCAATAGCCTTAGCCTCAAGTTCAGCTGCATAGTCAGCGTCATAAACAATTTCATGCTCAACCAATTCACCGTTAGCAACAGCAACCAGAACACCACGCTTGAGACCTAGGACATGCAGATACCACATGACCTGATCTAGATAGTGAGGTGGTAGTTCATTCATAGGGTTGCGAGAGAACTTGATTTCCAGAATGCCTAGACTGCCGTCAGTCCATTCGATGAACGCATCAGGGTTAGCTTTGAACATTGGATTCTTGAGCGACTGCCAAGTGCCTGTGTTATGAGCTTGCAACCAGTCTTTATTTTCCTCAACCCAGAGGTCTTGAATAGGTTTCTCAAAGGCTGTGCCCAATCGCATAGCCATAGATGGACCATTGGAATCTCTAGGCAATTCGCCCAGGTATTCATAGTAGGCAGTGTAAGCAGACCGCCAAGGGTTGTGACCCATGAGAGAGCCGACAAGTGAACCTGCTACGCCTTTACGAGCGTTATGCCATTCAAGAGAATCATGTTCAAAATAGCCAAGAAGTTTGGCGTGGCCAAGTGCCTCTATTTGGTGGTCAATAGTCATAGAACTACTCTATGGCATTACTCCGATTTATCGCTATCCCCAAGCGTGTCTTTAGGGTTGATAAGTCTAATCAAAACAGGTATTGCTGAGATCCAAACAGTGTTAGCAACGATAGCCCAGTCAGCCTCAGTGAACAGGAACGGCAACTTACCGATAGCGAATACAGCGGTCAATGATGTTGCCAGGAGAGAGCGGAGATAACTTGCAATAATCGGGTTCATTTATTTTCCTATCTTAGGTAGATACTTTAGAGGATCCTCGACTGGCATGGTTGCCAGGTGTTCTGATGGTCCACACATGAGGTGCAGATGCGGTCCAGATGAAGTGCCTGAATTACCGCTGTGAGCAATAACCTCGCCTTGACGAACTTTCTTCCCAACTTTGACCTCAGTCTTGTCTAGATGACAGTAAGCGAATACCCTCAGCCGTCTATCATCCTCGCCACCAACCCAGCAACGCAGCTCAACGACATGACCTAAAACTCTAGACTCATAGACCTTGACAATAGTTCCAGTTCCAACAGCCTTGAGCGGAGTTCCAACAGGGACAGCGTAATCAACACCACGGTGAGGACCTAAGCCCATAGATTTCCGTAGCTCAGAGTGAGTTCCAAACAAGTCAGTGATCTTGGCTGGACTAACAGGATGAAGTAGAGACATTATTTTCCTAAGCTATTCTGTAGCTAATCCATTGTGTAGACGACACTCTACGAGAATGATACCTAGCCGAAGTTCCAAACGTTACCACTGCGTTACCGACTATGGTGTGCTGTCCATTTGCAGTGAAAGTGACCGAACCAGAAGTAGCCGTATTTATCAAAGACCATTCGAAGGCAATATCAGTATCTGCGGAGGAAATTGTTTCCATATTGGTTACGGCAGGTAACACAATATTGCCAGATGTCGAAGATGTTGTAACTATCCATTTCTGTATATCGGAAAGAGCTAGTGTCGTTCCACCAGCAACAGTACCAGGTGTTGGTTGCCAAAAAAGGTTCTTACCATAAAGCACGTTAGTAGAAGTTAGGTTCTTATTACCTAAGTCTGTTCTAGTTGTAGTCGCTCCAACACCAAGTTTTATTCTGACAGTTGAGCCACCATTACCCAAAGTGATATTAGTGATTCCACCATTGTCCGCAATACTGACAGTTTTATCTATGAGGCTTGAGGAGATAGGAGCAATTTTTACAATATTCGCACCTTGTATTGTGCCGTTCGGATTACCGATAACGACTTCACTGGTAGCCCCAGTACCAACGTAAACATTACCTGCGGTACCTCCGCCTTCCTCTGAGTCAAAACTAACCGCTCCTGCTCGAATAAAGATATTGCCAGAGTTAGCCACACTTCCGAGAGCTGCAGTAGCGTCACCCGTTCTCAAAGTTATGTCTCCAGAAGTCGCAGTAAACCCGTAACCTGTAGTCGTAGCGTTACCAGTTGTAACGGGGATACCTGTCGAAGTTTGGTTAGTTGATCCTGTTACGTTAGGAGTAGACAGACTAGAACCGCTACCACCACCACCTGACTGGTCTACCCACTGAGTGTTATAGTTTGTGCCGTCAATTTTGGCTAACACCTGGTTAGCAGTTCCCCCAGTAGGTACACCCTGCCCGTTAGTCCCATTAGTTCCAGCTGGTCCCTGAATACCCTGTAATCCTTGTGAACCTGTAGCACCTGTAGCACCCGCTGGACCTTGTGAACCTGTCGCACCTGTAGGACCTTGTGGACCTTGTGGACCTGTAGCACCTGTAGCACCCGCTGGCCCTTGTGGACCTTGTGGACCTTGATTACCTACCGCAATGATGACAAGTAGAAGCTCGTGGTTGTTAGCAAAATTAGTAGTACCTGTACCCGCAGAAGCCAGTAAAGTAACAGGGAAGTTATCCCAAGTAGAGTTATAGGTAGGAGTTCCGTTTACTTCCCATTTCTGGTAATTGGCAGAATTGTTAGAGTCTTGGAGAATGAGAATATCGTGAACATTTACTAAGTCTAAAAATACTGAGTCGTCTTGGTTATCTTTATCCAAGTGACTAACCCTGAGAGCTGTCGAGTCTATTTGTGTTGCGTTATTCCAACCTAGGTGAGTGTTAGTTGGATCCCCAGTAGTTGTATTGGTTTTAGCTTTGTAGTGGTAATGAGAACTAGAGCCACCCGTAGGACCAGTAGCACCAGTAACACCTTGGATACCCTGAATACCTTGGATACCTTGGATACCTTGTGGACCAGTAGCACCCGTAGTTCCAGTATCTCCCTTAGCCCCAGTATCTCCCTTTACACCCTGAATACCCTGGATACCTTGCGGACCAGTAGGACCCGTAGCACCAGTAGCACCAGTCGCACCTGTAGGTCCAGGAATGCCTTGGTCTCCTTTGATACCTTGGATACCTTGCGGACCTTGCTCTCCACGTGCAAAATAAACTCTTGCATAGATGGAATCAGGGACTACAACCTTGACAACAGGATTACTTGGAATGACAACTGTTACGATCATTTGACTATTTCTGGAGTTACCTCAACCTGCCCTCTGGCAAGTGTCAGCACCTTTCCTGTTGATGTTTGAGTAAGTTCAATAGCCCAGACGTAATCAGTCTTAGTTAGAGATGCTGTCTGAGCTGGTGTTAGAGAGAATCGAACAGAGTTATCTGAGGTGTTCACGGTAGGGACAATGTCGATGATTGCAGCTGTTGTCGTGTTCTCTCGAATCTGCAACTTAGCGGTATAACCAGTCAAAGAGAATGCAACATCATCGGCGTCCACTGGATAGAATGAAACGTCACCAGCCACGCTAGGGAATGTTGAACCTGCCAGGATAACTAGGTCGAATTGACCGTCAGTTACTGTGTAAGTCTCACTCACTTACAGGTTCCTCGATAATAATTTCCTCAACTACAGTTTCCTCAGCTGGAGTTTCCTCAACTACAGTTTCCTCAACTACAGTCTCCTCAACTACAACCTCGTCAGGTGATGGAAATGCTTTCCAGTCAGTAGTTACTTTTGCGATGATTGGTGTCTTTGCCATTATTTATCCTTTGTTAGTTTGTCGAACTCTGCCTTTAGTTTGGCATGTTCCTTGTGTAAAGTCAGGTATTTGTCACGCCAGTGATCTAAGTCTACTTTGAGAGCGTCAATCTCAGCTTTTAGTTTATCTAACTGCTCGAACATTTCAGTCCGCAAACGCTCCTCAACGCTGATGGACTGCCCTCTACGGTTAGATAGATACTTGAACAGGCTAGGGATAGCTGCACCGCCAGCAAGTCCAGAGAGTATTAGCCAAAAGTTCTCAGGCATTAGATACCCCTCCAGAGTCCTAGATTGACCTCCCAATGGTCAGCACTAATAGTATGCCCGATACGACTGATTAGATAGATTTCCTCAAGTGTCGTACTACCAGCCTTAAATGCGACCTGCATCGGATAGCAGATGTCTTTGTCCAGAATGGTTGAGAGTGTTCCGTCACGGCGAATGGCTGGCAGTGTTACAGACTTGGCTGATCGCGGGTTGGATGCACCAGATACTGCTGATGCCCATTGCCCTAAAGTAGTTAGACCTGATGTATTCCAAAAGTTCACTTCGTAATCTGCAACCTGACGGCCATACTTTGTGATGGATTGTGAATCATTTGATGTTGCTGTTGCACCTGAGCCAGTCTCAGTTGCTTTGACTACGTTAGTGATGGTGTCTGAGTCATAAGAATAGTCAATCGAATCCATGCAGTAATGGTTAGCACTAGAGCTGTGCACGTTAGAGATGGTCGGATTGCTACTGCTCCAGGTAGTTCCCTGAGCTGCGTTTATGTCATTGCGAGTTTTCCAGTAACAAACCTGATTAGGGTTAGCCCAGAACCAGCCCAACTCAGCGTCCAGAATCATGTTCAAAACATCGCCCGAAATAACATTGGCTTCCAAGTAAGCTCTAGCCATAGTCGCTGAACCACCAGAACCATCCTGTCCCCAAGCTGTTCTAGAATCCACAGCTCTTACAGCGTCCTCCAGGTTATCCATGACAGTTTTAAATGATGACGAAGTGCCAGACTGCACAATCTCAAAAGATGGCAAGCGAGTATTTAGAGCAACCCTAGTCTGGTCATAGGCAGTAATAGTTACTTGTAGTTTTTTAGTGGTTGCGACATAACCCATCGAGATGTTCTGAATGTAACCAAAGAATAGAGACTTCCAAGAGCCGTCATTGTATTCAATTTGGAACGGCATGTCTGAGCGATAATCAGGACCAACAACTAGATCACTAAGACTGTTTTTCATTAGAGATACTGTTGCAGTTCCGACACTAGGACGAGCGAATACACCCTGCTCAATGTCAATACCACGGTCAATGATTACTTCATAAACATCACAGTCAATGTAAACAACAGTTTCATCATCAGTTTGATAAGAGACTCTAATGTCATCTTTGATGTTGAACGGCATTAGTTCACCAAGTATTTCTTGCCCATTTTCTTTTCATAAATCTGAATCTCATTTATGATTTCTCTCGCACTAATGACCGCTTTGTTGATGTTGATTTCATAGGTTGAATTAGATGGAGCGGTTGCAACTGAGGCCTGAGCCTGAGCACCAGTCGTATAAAGACCACCCTGCAAACCAATGATTTCAGTCAGTTTAGTTGGAGATGCCAGCAATGCTTTAGCTGCAACGTTTCCAGCTGCGGGGCCCATAGCGATCAACTGTTCAGCGACGAAAGAACCTCCAGGCAATTTTGCAATCTTGGCAATGTTGCCAGCGAAACCTTTAGCTGCCTGAGCGATACGTCTCAACTTTCCGAGCAAGAAGTCCACGCTAAAGATAGTGTTTTCATCCTCGCCTCTAGCACCAAAGGCAATACCAATAGTGTCGCGGAAACGTTCAGCAACAGACTTCATTTTGCCAATTTCCTTATCCAAAGCCTCACGGACACCCTTAGCGGTATCTGCTGTGGCTTGAACTACTGCATCACGGTCAGCGTAGATCATGTCACGGAGAGCGTTAGTTTGCTGAATGGCTCTGGCAATAGTGTCGTTAGCAGCTGCGTCCTCTTGTGCCTGGTCGGCATCCTCAGCAGCTGAAGTTACCTCCATCCAAGTAGCGGCGAGAGTTCCAACGGCAACGATAAGTGCACCGATACCAGTGGAGATTAAAGCAATCTTTAGAGCCTTAGTTGAGATAACTGCGACCTTGGTTGCGATGTCATAAACCTGCATAGCGATGGTCATAAGTTTTATAGCACCGACAGTAAAAATCACTGCAGCTGTGACGGCTTTGATTAGAGCTATGTTTTGGAGCAAGAATGTTCCAACGGTAGCAACTGCAGTAGCAATACCACCAAAAATGTTAGCGACCAGTTGCAGATTCCTGCGACCCTCATCACTGTTTAGATACTCAGCGAACTTCTGAATTAGTGGTAGCAACTGCTCACCAATAGTCTCTTTGAGGTTGTCAAAGATGATGGCTATTTTTTGGTAAGGATTATTTCTGGACGCCTCTAAAGCTGCACCTTTGAACTGACTTCTCAACTGACCTAATACATCATCACCATCACGGAGAGACGGCAAAAGTTTTTTCAAGGATGCACGATTTCCGTTATACGCTTTGGCCAATGCATTAGTTACAGTGTCTAGGCTTTTGCCAGTTCCAGCGGAAACATCCAAAGCAATGTTTAGTAAGTCCTGACCTTTAGCCAAATTACCAGTCGCTCTAACGGCTGTGGCTAGAGCAGGACGGAGGTCATCGTCATACACGCCAACAGCATTAGAGGTGGACTGAATCCAACGATCATTAGCTTTGATGACACCGTCAGTGGCACCGAGAGTATTTTTTAGAGCGAGTGCTAACTGATTCTTACTCTGTGCATCCTCTTGAGCAGCTTTAGCAGAAGTCTTTAGGAAACCAGATAACTTAGCGATACCAACACCAAGACCAACAGCACCGAATGCACGGCCAAGAGATTTGTTTACTGAGTCAGTAGTTCTCTGAAACTTCTTTAGGTCAGCAGATACCGCAGCTGTGGTCTTAGAGAGTTTATTGTTACCAATAAAATTGACGACTAGGTTCTGAGCCATTACTGTTTCGCTTTCGCTTTCAATGCTTCAGTGATTGCCCTGAACTCACGGAGAGTAACTGCTCTAGTGTCACTCAGAGACATCCCTGCATAGACAACCATGAACGCTACTCTTTCCGCCTGTTGGTCGGCAATTACTCTTTTGGGTCGGATTCACCAGCGAACAGATTGTTAGCCTCAGCTAAAGGAACTTCTCCAGCCTGTTCGAGAGTGAATGATGGATCTTGTCTTTTCTTCATAATGAAGATGATTGCTTTTAGTGCCTTACCCTTAGCCTGACCTGCGTCAAGTAACTGGTCTATAGATGAACCTGTAATAAGTTCAATCTGCTCAACTTCATTTAGGGTTAGTGATTCGAAATCAAATGTCTGGGTGGTCATTATTTTGCTCCTGGTAGTTTGTCAATGGTTTCTCGCATAAGTCTCTCATAGTTTCTAAGAATCTCCTCTTGAGTATAACCTAGAGCCTCGCTAAAGAACGGTTGCGGTTTGATGCCACGGTAAGTGCCAGGCTTTAGAGTTCCACGGTGAGCAGTAGAGACCACATTCCAACCCCAGTGAATAGGGTTCGCATACGGAACTTGTTTGCCACCAGCCTGAACACTCGCACCATACTGAGTCCTCCTAGGACGAACAGTTGATGCAAGTTTTCCAGTCTTAATCGGAATGAGAGGTCTCGCAGCTCTAATCAAGATCATGGAGGCTTGGTAACCAGGTTCGGTTAGAACCTCTTTAGTTGCACCAAGTTCCTTCATGGCTTTGATAGTCAGCCCGAGACCCTCAACCGATACGCCAGTCCCTTTTACAAGGTTGGTCATTCTAGAGACTAAGCAGTGGTCTTTAGAGTAACGCCGTAGTAAACAGGTGGAGTTGCAGATGGAGTGTGAACAGCATTCTTTACAGTAAGAGTTACAGAGAACTTCACAATGTCACCAGCGTTTAGGCTTAGAGGAGGCAGTTCATCAAAGATTGCTGTTCCTGTGTAGTGAGGCTGAGATCCTGACGCTGTAGCGTTACCCTGTGGAGCGATGGTAAATGCAACTTCAGTTCCGAAGTTAGCCCATAGGACTCTGTAAAGTGAAGCTGCATCGCCTGAGGTTACACCGTCAAGCTGTAGTTTCCACTCTCCACCGACACGAACCTCACAGAATGTCTGAACATCGCCTGGAGCGTCATTCAAAGTAAGTTCTACTAGGTTGGCATCACAGTTGTATTCGGTTGCACCGATTTTGAATGAGATGTTTGTTGCTTTGATTCTGGTTGATGAAGGCATTAGTTTTCCTTTGTTAGAGAGTTAAAGATAAATCAAGGTTTAGATCACTGGCAAGATACTCAGCGTTATTAGCTGCCAAACGATATGGCGAATTCACTTGGTTGAGCACAACGTAACCTAATGGAGTGAGAGCCGAAACAGTCTGAGCAATCAAAGCATCAAGAGCCTCAGTTGCCTCCTCATTAGTTGCAGTCATAGCAATCATGGTGAGGGTCAAACTTAGTCGGTAGTCTCGACCTACAGTTTCAGCAATGAGATACGGTGAGCCAGGAGACATAATCACAATAGGTGGAACTATACGCTCTGGAACATAATCCAAAACATCTAGACCTGCATTCTGCAAGTCAAGAGCAAGTTCCGCTTTAGTTGCGGTTATTTCGTTGGTCACAGTCCAGGTCCTGTAAACGGTAGGAGCATCTCTCTAGCTGCGTTCATCGGGTCTTTCGCAATGCGAACAGTAGTCCCAAGGTCCGCGAACTGAGCGACACCATTTGGAGCGGAGCGACGGTGGAACAGTTCAGATGCACATGAGAGCACCGCTGAATCCAGAACATCACCTGGCACACGGGATGAACCCACGAACTTGGCGACCATCTGATTAGCAGACGCTAAACATGAATCCACGAATGTTGAGACCTCTTTAGTCCCGACATACGATCTAAACTGCTCCACCGTTACTGCCATAAGTTATTAGGCTCCAGTGTTGATCTTGACAATTGCACCAGCGAATGGAACAGCAAATGCTGCATATCCGTAAACGCTGTAAGTGTCTTGCAACTTGGTAACGTCTGACTCACTTAGTCGTGTTGGAGTTCCAGCAGACTCGTAAGTAGTAACAGCAGCAGAGTTTGCAAGGTAAGCAGTCTTGGAGTCCATAGCTGGGTCTACAATAATTGGCAAGCCAAGGATAGAACCCTTTAGACCAGCAACCTGAGCAGAACCAATGTTGTTTACTCCAGCACCGTCTTGGGTAAGAATTGGGCGGCCAGAGGTGTCTACAACGCTGACTAGTCGTCTATATGCGACAGTTCCAGCAACAATGAATTCTGGGAATAGTCCTGTGTTGTTGTAAATAATAGCAGCACCGTTAGCGATACCCTCAATTACAACCGCTGCTGTCAATGTTGAACAGTCCACAGTTTTACCTGTGTAGCTCAAAGCAGCCAAAGTAGCAACAAAGTCCACGTTCATCTTCTTTGCGTAAGCAAGGGACATTGCCTGGAATGCTACGTCAAGGTAGTTTACAGTTGAACGCTCAATTGCTTGCTTCGAGATGTTAGTAAAACCACCATAGGTTGCTACTGGAACTGAAACAGTTGTTAGAGCTACGTCACCAGTTGAAAGTGCTGTGTTCTCTGTGGTCTGCTTACCAATAGCAATAGTGTTTGTGTTCACCTGAGCATATTCAACAGTTAAACCAGTTGCTGGTAGAGCCTGAATGTTAAATGCGTTTAGAGTTGGGCGACCTGAGTTGATCAGGTTGTTGATGTAACCAACGAATGCTGGGCGAAGAGCTGCGTCAGCTGATGTTGCTCTGAACAGTTCTACTGCATCCTGGTCACCTGAAACTAGAGCCTTAGCGTATTCACCTTGTGAACGGAACTTAGTCTCAAATGCGTTTATTGCGATTGTTGGAGTCTTTACAAGCTCAAGTTCTCTGCGGATTTCAGCCACTTCATCTTGAACAGCACGGACATCCAATTCCATGTTTTCAGACATGTTGGTTTCCTTTGTTTGGATTGAATCCGCTACCACCTCGGCAACGGTTAATTCCTCACGAACCTCAGCGACATTAGCACCTTGGAATGCGGGAAAACTAACTAGCGAGACCTCTTTGAGATCCACTAAAGTTCTGGTTACTAGAGAGCCGTCTCTAGTCTGCTCAATCGGCATAAAGCCAACTGAGAACTTATTGATGACACCATCCTTGAGGAGAGTGTAAGCCTCTTGACCTCTTGGAGTGTCGCTAATCATGGCACGAATCTCGAACCCTGCCTCAGTGTCTCTACCCTCAAGAATCTTGCCAATAGGTTCTGAGTGTTGCCAGAACAGTTTGACATCCTCGACTGAACGGATTGCACCTGGAGCGAATTTCTCCTGGTAACTGCCAATGTCAGCAACCTGACCATAAGGCACAGCGATGCCAACTACTTCTCTAGTGTCAGCTTCAAGTCTTACCTCAAAACTTCTTACTTCTAATTCGGTCATTGTAGACCCTCCTTAACTCTTACTTCATCAGTTGTCATGAACCCTGCTCGAATAGCAGTCTCATACATTGCGAAACGACTAGCCATGTCCGCTTTGAACAGACCTTCAAAATTGAACTCAGTCCTAGTGCCTCTAGGTAGACACTCACTTAGAGCATCCGAAATTGTGTCAGTGTAAGCCATGATGGTGTGACGGTAGAACACTTGGTTCTCGTCTTGTAGGTTGGTGTAAGTGTCGCTAGATCCATCCACGCCTGTAAGCAACAGTCTCGCTGGAACACCGAACAGTCTCGCAATAGCCTGAACCTGCTGAATCTGCACGTCAGTAAACATCGCATCTTTAGGGTTCAACTGCACAGTCTGCCATTCAAAGCCCTGACCTAAAACCGCAACTTTACGCTCAGACTGCTTGGCATGCCATCTCTCGGTGATTTCGTTAGCGTCCTCGCTGGAAATAGGCTTATCGCTCTTGAGGATACCTGTCGGAATACCTGCCTGACCAAACCAGTTAGCTGCATAGTTGCGGAGGTCAAGAGCTGCAGAGATGTCTTTGTTGCATGCGTCGATAGGACCAAGTGCTCTTAGGTAACCTGCTCTAGGGAATAGCTTTAGATGTTGAATGTCAGTTGTAGTTGTTTTGACTACGTTCTGGTCAGTTACCTGATAGTCGTAATAAATCTTGCTGTCAGTGTCAGTTCTGATTGTCACAGCGTTAGATGGAATGAGAGTCAAGTTATTTACCTGACCGTTAGAGCCATAAGACTTCAACCAGAATGCGTTACCGTCAAGTGCCAGGGAGACTACAGTCTCAAACAGGAAGTTACGGCGAGTGTCTTGAAAATCAGGTTTGTTTACTAGAACAGGGTTCTCAACAGGAACCTCAATACCAGTCGCATAACGGTAAGTATTCAACGGCATCTTAGAGATTGGTGTAGCTATGATCTGTATAGACCTATAAACCGCTGTGAGAGTTAAAGCTTGATTCTGACCAACAGAGTAGTCAGAGCGGGTAGGCCAAACTGGAGTAGTCGCACGCTGTTCACGGTCTCTACCCAAAAGCCTGTCAATTATGCTTGCCATTGGTCGAAACTTATACCACGCCTAAGACAAAGTCAAAACACTTGCAATTCAAAGTTCTGGTGTGTCGCACTAACATAAAGTGCCATAACCGTTGCCATCAAAGCGTCAATGTCTCCAAGAGATTCGCGTCTCGAAATGAACCAAGTCTCCCCTTGGTATTTAGCAATCCCCTTAGGCGACTGCAACTGCAATAGTGGATCGTTACGGTGTTTGACACTTCCAGCGGTGAACATCGCATAAACAGTTGAGCAAGCAGAACTAATCTCTTTAGTCCATAACTGCCAGACTGGTAATCCATCCATCTTGAGACGTTTCGCCAAGTTAGGCATCTGTCTATCATCTATTGCAATTCCCTGAATGTCACCCTTGGCAAACAACTCTCGGAGACTTAGATACAACTGTTGCTCAGTCGCACCAGCGAATCCCTGCACCAACTCAGTTTCATAAGTTCCATCATCACACTTCCTTGCAGCTGCAATGGTCGCATACTCCCAATTCTTAGTTCTATCAACAGCAAGAATTACATTCTTTTGCTCAGTGATACCATCACCAGCACTTCGAGCGAAAACATCACTAGGCAACCAAGACTGAGCTGTGCCCTGAATGAATAGGTTTAGGCGATACCGTCTGGCCTCATGTTCAGGGATAGAGCGAATGTCAGAGAGCACAGTGTTGAGATCCAAACGACCAGCGTCAATGCTAGGGTTTGCTCTCTTGAGAGCAGTCGGGTCATCAACCTGAGAACCCTCTGGTGCTTGCCAACAAAAGAATCCAAAACGCTCCAAGTCCTCGTCACCCTGAGCAGCTGCAGTTCCAAGTTTGTAAAGGTCTAATAGCGTCTCACTAGACTGGTCTCCAGCAGTAGTGATTCCAATCACCATGCCGTCTTTCCTTTGAGCCGTCCCCAAAACTGACGCACTCCACATACCCTTTTTGGCGAGGTGCAATTCATCGAACAGGACTAAACTACAAGGAATTCCTTGGAGGGCAGATTCTTTAGCAGCTTTGACATCGTAACGGCCAGAACCATCAAGCGTGGTGATACCTCTCTGCTCAGTCGCCTTTTTGAAACGCTTCTTTAGATACTCATTGTTTTGGATGGTGAACAGCACACGGCTATAAATAATTCTCGCCTGATCTGTTGATGATGCCAGAGAGATAACATTCGCTCCCTGCTGATGAAGCAACAATCCATAAACACCAAGAATCGCACCTAACAGAGACTTACCATTCTGACGACCCATGCTCACTACCACCTGACGGTAGCGAAGTTGTCCAGGATACTTAGGATGGTTTGGCGGGTAACGCTCCAGCATATGTCTCAGCAACCACTTTTGCCAATCGTCCAGTTCAAGACCCTCAGGTTGCTCAGGTGACTTCCACGCCAACTTGACTAACTCAATGAGCTTGTCCCCGTCAGTAAAGAATTGCCCTCTCGTCTTAGCTAATGGTCTAGTCCAGATTGCTGGCAGTCGAACACCATCAACTAAGTCTCGGCTCATCGTTTAAGTAGAGCGTCTAATGGATCCGCGGAATCCGTGTCACCAATAGAACGCTTTAGTTCCAGATAAGTTTTGCGAAGTTCTGCAGCTGTGCTCGTATTCGCTTTAGCGTCAAAGTCCTCTGCAAGTGACAGGCAGATTCGAGCAAGAATCTCCTGGTCTAGTGTGAGCTTTATTTCAAGCAACCAACGTTCTAATGCAACCTTTACCATCTCAGTTCCTCTCTGCTGGATAATCTGGCCCTTGCGTAAAAATCCCCGAACTTGCGTGGGATGAAACGGCGACCATAGAAAAAACCCTACCACCTACATTGAGGCGATAGGGCTTATTCTGATGGCTGAATATTCAGGACTATTGCCATCTCTCACTCAGGAATGAAACCCTGACTAAGTTTGTGTCTCTCTTGTAACCGTTACATCTACGGCACATTGATTGCAGGTTGCTTATGTCATGGTTAGGTGGATCACTTGCTACCATGTGGTCGATAGTCCAGTCGCTACCCTCAAGGTCTTTACCACACCTGGCACAAATAGGTTCGAGGATGGTCTTAGCGTAAGCTCTTGCCTCTCTCCACTCTTTACTGCTATGCCAATCAGCCATAGTAATCCGCACTGCATGATGGACAGCATGGTGGTTCTAACTGAGTAGTGCACACGTCGCAGGTATCCACGTCACAGTCCTCACACTTATCAGCCATTAGTTAGTTTCCTACCCTCAGCTGTG